AGACGCAGGAGCCACCGTCACCGTGCTCGACGCCGTGGGAATGTCCTCAATCGTGTAGATTGCGACGTTCTCCCACATATAGTCCGCGCCGGTAAAAAGCGGGTTGGTCTCGCCGCGATTGCGGGCTTCACGATTGGCCGCCACGAACGTTGAGTTCAGCGACAAATCGCGGACGTGCAGCGGATGTGCGAACAGAACATAAGCATCCGTGGTGCCGATTGAGGAACGCGCCTTGAACGGGCGGATCTTCGGATTCGCAGTGATCGCCATCCGCTTCATCAGCGAAATCGCGTCTGGCGTCAGCTTGTCGTCGGTGTTGTCGATCGTCGCCAGCGCCGTTGCATGCACGCCAGAGACGGCGTTGCTCTTGAGCTTGCCGAACAGCACCCGATCGGCGTTGTCGACGAGCCACGCATTGCGCGCGGTTGCATCGGCAGACGCAAACAGCGTGCCGTTGATGCTCATCATCGCATCGATGATATTGTCCCGGTCCAGCTCCATATTCCAATCCATCAGCACGTCGCGGTTCGCGTTGCGCAGATCGATGGCGGTCTTCTGGGCCTCAAACTTCTTGAACTTCACGGCGTGCGCATACTCACGCACCCGCACGAGGAACGAACGCAGGCTGGCGGCTTCCTCGGCGCCTTCCAGCGCTTCGGACGAACCCTTGGCTGCGCCGGTGAGCTTATTGACGAGGGTGAACGTCACCGCGTCGCCGGGCTTCTTGGTCAGATCCTCCTTGACCTGGATAACTTTGGAAGATCCGGTTCCCATGAACTGCTTGAACCAGTTCTGGCTCAAGTATTCCGTGAAGTATTTCTCGTCCCACTGCTGGACAGTCAAGCCAGATGGGACCGTGGTCTCAGCCATTTAAGGCCTCCTAATCGCCAAGGATGTCAGAAATCTCGGCCCGTCCCGCGAACTTGCCGCGCTCATCACGCGGTTGAGCGCTCACAGTGCGGCCGAGGCTGGTTGGGAGTTGTGGACGCTGCGGCGCACGAGGCTGTGATTGCGGCGCTGGCTGTTGCTGCCCGAGAGATGCCTGATATTCAGCGATGATCCGTTGCCGGTAGGCGTCGGGATCGTCGCCGATGTCCTGCACAACTTTGAGCTTTTTCGCCTGCTGATAAGCAAACTTGGCCGGGTTAGGATGCTGATAGAGCTGTTGCCACAGATGCGGCTGCTGGTCGGCCGCAGTCGTGAACAGCTGCTCCATCTCGTCGTAGTCCTGGTACTGCGTACGCGCCCAGTCCTGCGACATGGCCACCTTGGTCTGCGTGATCTGATACTGAACCTGCTGTTGCATGACCGCAGCGGCCTTCTCCGGCTCCGCATACCAATCGGGCGGCGGTGCTTGTGGCTCGCGCCGCTGGAAGTGCTGCTCGTACTCTTTGAGCCTTGCTTCCAGCTCCTGCCTCTTGCGTCTTTCGTCCTGGATGGCTGCGCGTGGGACATATCCCTCGGGTACGGTCTGATCGGGTGCGGCAGCCGGCGGCGCTGTCGCTGGGTTATCGCCCGGCCCTTCGGATTGCACCGGCTCTGCAGTGGCCGGCGCGTTCGTTGGTGTCGTCTGTTCCGTCAGAATCGTTTCGAGGTCGCTCATTGTGCTGCCATCCCATCAACGCCCGTTAAGCCCGGCGGCGGCTGTGCTGGATCGCCCATTGCCCCTGGCGGCGGGGACGCTTGTACTGACGCGGGTACGGATTGTGCGGCTTGCCCCTGCTCGACGGCGGGATCTGTCACCACCGGATCAGGCTGTAATGCCATGTTTGCCTCGACGCGGATCTTGACCGCCTCGGATTTGATCTTCTCGACTTCGGCCTCGAGCTTGGCCACCTCGGCAACAGCGCCGCGCATCTTAAGCTCGGTCGCTGCCGGGTCTTCCTTCTGACCGCCGGTCTGCAACTCGTCCAGCAGCTCACGCTTATTCCGCAGGCCCGATGCCTTGATATAGACAGACGGCGGGAACACCACTGCCGGCGCGAGCTTCACCAACGCGTCGAACTGCTCCATCTGGATATTCGCCGTGTCGGGAACTTCCTCGACAGTGATGTCCATATACATCTGCGCCGGGTTGTTCTCGGTCCTAACGACTTGCTCAAGCTGTTGCGCCGCGTTCGGGTCAGCCTCAAGTTCCATGATCCGCTGAGCAAATTTCTCCGGCGGAACACCGGCAGCCTCGGCCCGCTTCATCAGCTCGTCGCGCACCGTCACAGGGCGGTTGAAGCCGACGAACTTCACGTTCTCTTCGTTGTCGGTAACGCGAATCCACCACTGCTCGTCCTTGAACTGGCGAATCAGATCCCACATCCGCTGATAGCAGCGCTTTTTCAACTGACGGTGCCGGTCGACTAACACGCTGATCTCGGTCTGGCCGCCCGACTGGTTGGCAAGAATCGCGCGCCCTGACGCGGCGTCCTCGCCCTTGCCCTGCATCGAAGCGTTAGGCCCCATCAGCTCGATTTCGTTCTTGGCCTCCTGCAGCATCGTCAGTTCGGCCGCAAGCTGGTCGCCCTGGCTCAAGAGCTCAAACTCAAATCCGGGGTTAGTCTCGACCCACCCATCCGGCTTGCCGAGTTCTTTCTTAGCCGCGTCGACATCATCGACCGCGCCGCGTTCTGCCCTGACCTGCCGCATGCTGAGACGATGCAACGCCTTGGATCGGCGTTTGTTGATCTCGTCCTGCACCGAGATCATCGAACGAACGATGCCGTACCGCTCATTTTTCCGATTGACGAACGCCGATTGCAGGAGCAGCGGGCACCAGCTATCGCCGTTCTGATCTTTGAACGGGACGGGCATACTCTCGAGCTTGCCGCCCTTCGTGAACTTGCACAGCCACCACGCCCGCCCTTCGCGATGGTACATCTGCACAATGCGAACGCGCTTGCGGCCCTTGCCGGCAGTCCATTTTTTCCACTCCGGCCGGTCGTCGTACGTGGTGCCGATATGGCCGTCCAAAACCGTCTTCTCAATAGCCTCGGCTTGCTCTTCCCCAGGCCACATCTCGCGCGCGTCTTCGGCGTCCATCCACACCACGCCACCGAGATAGCGAGCATCTGAAAAATCAGGCTTGCGGCTGTGCGGATCGTAAAACAGGCGATCCCAATCCCATTCGACGGCGGCAATGTCGCGCTTGGGCTGGCCGGTGGCCTGGTCTGTCCGCTCTTCTACGAGCAGTTCTATGCCGCCGTAGCCCTCAACGAGCATGTTCTCCCAGACGTTGCTGAACTTCGGCTTCATCTCTGCCGCGTCTTCAACGTAGCGGAGCGCGTCGGTGCAAGCTTCGGACGCGCCTTCGTCCTGTGGTGTGCGCGGGAACCCTTTCGGATCTGTGCGGTTGTTCGCCTCAAACCCAATAAGGTAATTCACCTTGCTCTGAATGCGGTTAACGATCACGTCGGGCTGGCCACGTTCCGCAAGGGCTTTCAGCTCAGCCGCCGTCAGCTGATTGCCGTCCTTGTAATCGCGGTCGCGCTCAGACAGCTTGCGCGCGGTCTCGGTTGCCTCTTCGGCGTCCTCGAACCATGCAATCAGCGTCTCCAGCGGCGTCTTGCTCTCGTATGCGGCGTCGTCGTTGGCCGCCATGGCGTCTGGTCCTGCCGGCATCGGCTGGCCTGCCATCAGAGCGTTTTGTGGAATCATATTGCTTGTTTGGCGTCCTGAGAAAAGTGTAGGCCCCGTGAAACGCGAGACACGTTAAAACGCTATGCTACTTTCCAGCTATCAGACGGCGTTTCGTTGCGCCTGCGCGCGAATGCCTGCGCCCATTTGCTGTCAGGCTTGTCTGGCCCGCGTGGAGCGCGGCCGCCAACCATCGTGTCGAGCATGCGGCCAACCAAGCCGAGCATATCTGGGCCGTCATCGTGCTTGCCCAGCGGGAACGACAGCACCTGCAACATCAGCGTGTCCAGCCATGGCGCTGCTTTCGGAACCAACACCTTGCCCATAGCCGCTCGAGCCTGGAATGCCCTTTGACGTGTTGGCTTGTCTGATGCGCTGGTGAACTGCTCGCGCTTCACATAGACCCGGCGCTCGCGCATGCGCTTAGTGATGTAGGGATCGAGGCTTTTAATGATCTGCCCGCTCTCTTCGGCCCACATCAGAGGCTTGTGCTTGGCGGCCATGTCGATGAATTGCTCGACCCACACATCCGAGACCGTCTTACCGAACCACACGTCGATCACGTACAGGTCGTCCTGATCGTCGATGCCGCAAACCCCGTGGCAGGTGAAGTCGCCGCCGTCCGCTGTAACCGCATAATCCGACGCGCCGTACTTGTGCAGGTTGTCAGGCAATCTCTCGTAAGGCTTGAACCACTCACGGCGATAGTAAGCGCTTTCTTCCGACCGGGGCTGCATAAGCATCTGCGCCCAGAACGTCTCTTGCATCTCGATTTGCTTCTGCTTCAACACGTCGCGAGGCAGAAACACCGGCTCGCCGTCTGGAAGACCGTTAGCAGTCGCCGTGTGGATGCGGGCTTGAATGCCCCGCTTCATCATCTCATCATAGGTATCGAAGTAGTGGTAGCGCGTGCCGATGTACCTGGACCTTCCACCGATCGCGGTCAGGTTTCGGCTGAGTTCCCATGCCGAAGTCGTCTTTTTGATCATCTCCGGAGATGTGACGGATTCACGGGTTACGGTGTCATCGTACACAGCTAGGCCGAAATGCTTAGACGTTGGCTGCCCGTCGACTAATCCCCACGCCTCGACGGTGCTTTCCTTCGGGTTAGACTTGCGCTTGACGATGATACCCTCGTCCTCTGACCACTTCGGGCTTTCAGATCGTGGGTCTTGATAGAGCACGTCAGGAAACCATCGTTTCAGGTTCTCGTTGCGCTCAAACTCCATCTTGATCTGGCGCAGAAACTGCTTGGCAATGGGACGTGTATGGCTGAAAATGCCGACCGTCACTTCATCGCTGAGAATCCTATCGTCGCCATGCGATGCGATCACGTCCTGAATGGTCTTGGCAAACGTTATGATTGTAGACTTGTAATGCTCGCGTGCCCACAGATCAAGGTAACCATCCGGCGCTGCTTCGACCTCACATGAGCGGGCGAACACCCATTCGTTATCGGCATCCGGCCTGCTTAGCCCCCACACGAGCAGGAAGAACAGATCAGTGCGGCACAGATTGCGCAGCTTGGCGATCTGCTCGCTCTCTGAGAGCTTCTTCAATCCATCGAGCAGTATCGGATACTGATTCCGAGCCGTGACGATGCGTGTGTTTGGCATCCAGCTTTGTCGTTTGGGTTGGTTTGCCGACTGCGCGGTCTAGGATCGCCACTGCAGCTTGCAGCGCAACGCGGTCGTCATCACTTCCGATCAGCTCTACCATCTTGCGGATGGCAGCTGCGCCATTCTTCTTTGCGATATCCCTGACGGTCTTCGTGGTCTTTGACTTTCCGCTGGGGTTTCCTGACTGCCCCGGCTGAAAAGGCTTGAGGTTAGCGACACGTCTCGCGTGTGCGTCACTGCGGCCAGTGTCGTCGTTCTCTGCATCGTTCACTCTGTTACCTCATTCCACCATTGCTTAAAGGCGTGTGCGAGTGCGTCGAGTTCTCCAGTCGTCGGGTTGTTGTCGACGCGCTTGGAATGGGAGACGCGGCGCGCGTTGTAATCGCCCTGGTTTAGGTTGCGGGCAACGGAAACACGGAAGCTCTCACAGGCATAGTCCAGGCGAACTTCTGCGTCTGTCATGCCGCGATCTGCAAGGGCCTGCTTAATCTCTTCGGCGGTCATGAA